GAAGAATAATTAGAAATTAAGTAAAACAAGTGATAATAAATTATAACCCAAACAATTAAATTAAATTTTAAAAATTAAAGATTATGGAAAACCAAGTAAACAAAATTACACCTGAACAATTAGAAGAATTACAGGGATTTGTGGGCAAGCTTAACAATGCTGCTTCACAAATAGGTAACTTAGAATTAAAGAAACACCAGCTTAACCACGCCGCAGCAGAAGTTCAACAAGATTTGAACAAGTTGCAGGCTAAGCTAGAAGAGAAGTACGGTAAAATACAAATTAATATTGAAGACGGATCGTACGAGCCAATCAAAGAAGAAGATGAGCCTAGTTCGTAAAATAAGTATAGGTAGAGACTATAAGAACGACGCTATGCATTATGCGGTAGGCCAAGAAGTATATGGTGGCCATACAATATGTGACATAGTAGAAGGCGACGATAAGTTTTCTATTTATATTAAAAAAAAGAACGAAGTATTACCGTGGAAAGATTTTAATAAAAACATGGCAATAGCCGTGGAATACAATTTAGAATATTAATGCAAAGTTTATTTGATTTTATTATAAAACCAAAAAACGAAAGATACGATAATAAAAAATATATAGATGGTCAAGAGCTTTTAGTTAATACTGAAATCTCTGATCATCGATATGTTAGTCGTACTGGAATTGTTTTAAACGTGCCTAAGTCTGAAGATAACGAAATACAAATTGGTGATGAAGTTATATTGCATCACAATGTATTCAGAAGATGGTACAATCAATACGGCGTGGAAAAGAATTCACGTGGCTATTATAAAGATGATCTTTATTTTGTTAAAGCAGATCAAATATACTTATACAAAAGAGATAACAAATGGAACGCGCCTAAAGGCTTCTGTTTTGTTAAGCCAATCAAATCTACTGATATATTAAATAACGAGAAAGAACAAGCCCTAAGGGGCATTATAAAGCACGTTGATAACGACATTAGCGGTTTAATAGAAAAAGAAGATTTAGTTGGGTTTACACCTAGTAGCGAATACGAATTTATTGTAGAAGGCGAAAGAATGTATAGAGTATTAACCAATTCAATATCTATTAAATATGAACGTCAAGGAAACGAAACAGAATATAATCCTAGCTGGACATGAAGCGGTTAAAGAACTTATTAAAGTTGCTAAAGAACCTATTGTTGAAACTGATGATGACATCTCAGCCGATAGACTCAAGAACGCTGCAGCCACTAAAAAGCTCGCAATATTCGATGCATTTGAGATCTTAGGTAGAATCGAAGAGGAAAATGATATACTTAATAACAAACCTAAAAAAGAAGCTGAAGCAGAAGTATTCAGTGGGTTTGCAGAAAGGAGGTCTAAATAATGTACAAGCAGAGCTTATATAAGGTTATAGAGCCTATTAAAATAACTACTATTAAAAGATTAAACAAATCTAAAAAGTGGAAGTACGGATACAACGAAGAACATGACGTTGTTGTTATATCTAAGACAGGTCAGATAGGGGAAGTGTATAGCATACAGAATTTAAAAATAGCATTGCCAAAAGAAACAAACGTTGATAATCAGAATGACGTATGGACTCCACACGAGTATCCTAAAGAACTTAAAGCAATCAAGAGTATATTTGATTGGAAAGATTATCCGAATGAATTTAAACAGAAGTGGCATGGATACATTGATAAAGAATTTACTAAGCGAGATGAAGGGCATTGGTTCAAGAGTAAAGGGGTTTCTACCTATATTACTGGCACTCACTATATGTACTTGCAGTGGACCAAGATTGATGTTGGGCAACAAGATTTTAGGGAAGCAAACAGATTATTCTTTATTCACTGGGAAGCTTGCAAAGCAGATAAAAGATGCTACGGAATGTGCTATCTTAAAAACAGACGTTCAGGATTTTCATTTATGGCATCCGGAGAGACCGTTAATTTGGCTACAGCATCATCTGATTCAAGATACGGTATATTATCAAAGTCAGGTGCAGATGCAAAAAAAATGTTTACAGATAAAGTTGTACCAATATCAATTAACTACCCGTTCTTTTTCAGACCCATACAAGATGGTATGGACAGACCGAAAACAGAACTTGCATACAGAGTACCAGCTTCAAAGTTTACTCGTAAAAGATTTGAGTCTAAAGACAAAACTCAAGAGATAGCTGGATTAGATACAACTATTGACTGGAAAAATACAGGAGACAACAGTTATGATGGTGAAAAACTTGCACTACTAGTACATGATGAAGCAGGCAAATGGGAACGTCCAGAAAACATTCTTAACAACTGGCGTGTTACAAAAACCACGCTTAGATTAGGTTCAAGAATAATTGGTAAGTGTATGATGGGCTCAACATCAAACGCTTTAGATAAAGGAGGGGAGAATTTTAAAAAACTATATAATAATTCAGATGTTACGAAACGGAATAAAAATGGACAGACTCGTTCGGGATTATATTCTTTGTTCATACCTATGGAATGGAATTTCGAAGGATTCATCGATTCTTATGGAATACCTGTCTTTAACACACCGAAAGAGCCTATTGCCAACAACCAGGGAGATAATATCGACGTCGGGGTTATTGAACATTGGGAGAATGAAGTAGATGGTTTAAAGGGAGATCAAGATGGTTTAAATGAATTTTATAGACAGTTTCCCCGTACAGAGGAACACGCATTCAGGGACGAAGCTAAGAACAGTATATTTAACTTAGCTAAGATATACGAACAAATTGATTTTAATGATGATATAACAACAGAAGCTAATGTTACAACAGGAAGCTTCTCTTGGCAAAATGGTATTAAAGATACTAAAGTACAATTCACACCTAATCCAAATGGAAGATTTAAAGTAAGTTGGGTACCGAGTATTACATTACAAAATAACATCATTAATAAAAATGGTATTAAATATCCAGGCAATGAACATATGGGTGCATTTGGTTGTGACAGTTATGATATATCAGGGACAACAGATGGTAAAGGATCTAAAGGTGCATTGCACGGGTTAACAAAGTTTAGTATGGAG